CTGTCTTTCCAGATGTCTTTACACGAAGTGTGGTTAGGTACGACTTGCGCTCGTTTGCAAGAAGCGTGCTCAAAAGGAACAAGACCCCAACCTTCTCCGTCAGCTGTGTTAATACCTACGTTACATGCGCTATAGATTTTATTCAGAAGTTCGTCTGGTGGAGCATTTGTGTAATTTATATTACTTGAAGTCATGATTAGACGATTATCTGGAGAAATGTTTAGCCGAGTCATTTCGGACTCAAACAACTCACGCACACTCCATCCAAGATCTTTTTCGCTCATATGCAGATACAACATAGTATCCGGTTTATCTTTTGCAAATTGGGCAAACGCTTTGATTGTCAGATCGATGCGTTTACGTGGTTGATTCCTATTGGCATTTAAAACTATAAACTTATTTTTAGGAAGTCCCAACGCTTCTCGTGCTTCTTTGATATTGATTTCATAAAATTTGGCAGGGTCGATTCCGTGAGGAAGGACCGCAAGGCTCTTTGGCTGTACACCGTGAGCCATGATTCGCTGAGCTTGTTCAATCGTGAACGTAATCGGAAAATCCCAGTCTTTTATAAACCGCATCATGGATGCTGTATACCATTCGGAGTCGATGGGAAAGTAAGGAATAAATTTAAATTTAATTTGGTCTTTGAGAAAGTGAATGCGTTCCCACACCTGGTTAACAATCCAGATGTCGTTCAGGCAGATAAAAACGTCAGGTTTTTCTTTTTCTACAACGTCGGGAAGTCGTCCGATACCAAAACGATCTGAAGGGTTTGCCGCTGTGGCAGGGTAGACCTTAAAAGGTAAGTCATGAGGATCCCCCATATAGTTGATCCCAAACGCAACTACTTCATTATCTTTGCTGAGGTGCTCTAAGATACTGTGAGTCACACGAGCAAAACCTGTGTTAGAAAGGATATCCCCGTACCAGAGAATTTTTGCCATAAAGCTGTAGAATCTTGCTAACAGTATACAGACAGTTTTAGGAATATGCCTAGCCGAGAGACATTTGCTTATCGCCGTGCTTTGAAGCTTCGCGCTCAAAAAGCAGTTGAAAGCAGTTCAGATTCTGCAATTGATAACGTATTTACTAGAGCAAAAGATGATTTTGCTACGTTCTGTACATTAATGGATAAACCTCCTGCGCAGCATATGTTGCAGTGGCACAGAGAGCTTATAACTGGAGAGAGTAATCGGTATTTACTTGATATTGCTGGTCCTAATATTGATATTTTGAGTCCACGTGGTTCTGCCAAGTCGAGCGTTTTGAATTTATTTACTGCCTGGTGCATTGGTCGTCATACAGTAGCACAAAGACCTCTTCAGATTATCTACGTATCTTACAACATCGCTACGGCTATTCCTAAAAGCAGGATTATTAAACAAATTGTAGATAGCAGTACGTTTAAAAAAATTTTTCCTGGCTGTCGCCTAAAGCCTGGGATGCAGTCAGATATTGGTTGGTCTATTGATTTTGATTATGCTGGCATACCTCGTGTTGGTGATGAAGAATTTACACTACGCGCAGCTGGCTTACGGGGTTCTATTACGTCTAAGCGTGCTCACGCAGTTATAGTTGATGACCCTATTAAGTCTAGTGCTGATATACGCAATCCAGCTATTAGAGATGAGATGAACTCTAACTGGAGTTCTGTTATTGCACCTATTGTCTTTGAGGGTGGTCGTTGTATATGTCTTGGTACTCGTTTCCACCCGTTAGATATCCATAAAACTATGTTTATCCCCCAAAAAGGGTGGAAGCAAGTCGTTCAGGAGGCAGTTACGTACAATGACGCGGGAGATCCAATCAGCTACTGGCCTGAGCAGTGGTCCGTGGATTATTTGCTTCAGCAAAAAGAACTTGATCCGGTAGCGTTTTGCATACCAGTACCAGCCAACAACCTGTGATGACTTCGGATCTGGTTTTGTCGCCAGATCTAATTGTGAAAGGTGAGGTTGTCACTGAGTTTGATTCTCTTGCTGTTGGCATAGACCTTTCGGCAAGTAAAAATGAAACGTCCGACTACACAGCGTTTGTGTTGGGAGGCAGATTAAAAGATAAATATTACATTATTGACGCGCACCAGGTGCGCTCTATTGGCAACCTTGAGGAAAATTGATTTGCTATGCGATATGCTTGTCGAATGGGGAATTCTCGAACTGCAAGAAGATCAGTACTTTCCTACGTATTCCACGGTGACTCTTGTTGTTGAGTCTGTTGCATATCAAGCTTCTCTTGCAGCTGACCTCAGGCGCGTGCTCCTAAACGAGCGTGGTTTAAGTAATCTTCATATTCACGAAGTTAAAGGTTTTAGAGGAGACAAGGTAGCTCGATTCCGAGGAACTCTAGGCTTACTGGAAAACAAAAAAGTTATCTTTAACAAATACAGAAAGTTTGATGCGCTTACCGATCAGCTTGTTAACATAGGTGCTACCTCGCATGATGATTTACTGGACGCATATACTTGGCTCATGACGTTTTTACAAAAACGAGGCAACTTCTCTATCGAGTACTGAAATGTTTAAGTTTTTTTATCGCCCTAACTGCTCATGATCCCCTGTCGCGGTTTGATCCTTTACTCCGTGCTTTGCAAGGTTACTCGAAGCTGCCTGGAAGTAAGACGGTCTATATCTATGTGGATAAAGCGCATGAGCAAGATGTTCCTGAGCTTTACGAACTGATTTGAAGCCAATGTCAAAGACTTAGATGTTTATACCCATATTGCTGACGCTTCTTATGTAAGGTTACTCGCTTCACGTGGGCACATAAAGCTGATCTAAGATTCTTTGTTACGAGCCAAAGTTTTTGATTTTTATATTTACGCTGAGAACGATATGCACTTTTACGGAAGAGAATTTTAATTACTGGCTTAAGTACAAAGATAAGTTAAAACAGTTAAATTTAGAGCCTGGATTCTGCCGATACGAACTCAAAAACTCTGACAAAGTTCCTTTTGACAACTACAAGAAGTGGAATGTTACGGGGCTTACGCATAACGTTTGGGGTGATCGTCCCTACGAAGCAACAACGTATCTTTACTTAGAAGATCCCGATGTTCTTTGCTTTATCTCTCTCGGGGAATCCGTATGCGGGACTGATGATTCTTGACCAAGAGCAAGCTGAAGCCTATATTGTTTCGGATAGCTGCGACCCTCACTCCAGCTATCTCAAGACTCGCCCCACAAGAAATTGGCCTATTGCCGATAGGTCCTCTATGGGTTTAGCTTTTGAAGGGCTTAGTCCACATCAAGAGCACCGCCGTGTGGTTCCTCTCACAAGAACAGACTATGGGTTGACCATTCCAGAGTTTGCTCTTGTTGAACATATGGATACAAAGTATTCAAAGGAACTTGTAGGTGATACCTCTTTAATCACGACTTTTTCGATGTTTGAGTAACTATGGAACAAGTAGAACATCCTGCTCATTATGTTCAAGGCGATATTGAGTGCATTGATGCTATTCGTGCAGCACTAACGCCCGAAGAGTATCGAGGATTTTGCAAAGGAAACGCCCTTAAATATATTTGGAGGGAGCGGCATAAAGGAGGAAACACTTCTTTAGAGAAAGCTGAGGTGTATTTGGATTACATCAAACAGGTGTCAGCAGAGTAGACTTACATTACTGACTTCGTAGTTTATGGACGTCCGCGCTTTTGGTTCTTATTACGGACAAACTTCTCAACTTCCATATGCAAGTGGGTTCGCGGTTTCTTTGTCTGGGACTATGGATACCATAAGGTTTCCTGCGTGCCGCGCATTATTTCTTGAGTCCGACTCGAATCAGAATAAAGGGTATCTAGCCGTTGAGCTTACCGATGCTCCTGGTCAAGTTGCTTCTGCTATTGAGTTAGCGGGTAATCAATTGTTCCCGCTTTCTTGTACGGCTGTTATTAGCGGCAACTTACCTGGACTTTTTATTCTTTACTGATATGGATTCTTAACGACACGTGCTAGTTCAAGCTTTTCGGCAAGGCTTTCCCAAAACCAGCTAGAAGCTGCCGACCGTCAACGAGCTGAGTCCACAGGGGCAAGAAGCTCAGTTCGGTGAACGACGTTCGACAGTACGGTTGAATACGAATCTGGGGCTCCTATGCCTCCCGATTCTGTGCGCGAAATGTCCTCTGAGTCTGGTTTTGACCAGCCGATGGACAATCGCGTGGAATCGATGAAAAATGGTCTACTTAAAGAAGCTCGTTCTCGTATGCAGTCTGTTGCTCCGACCGACTATTGAGTTAGTATATTGTCAGTCTTGTTACTGACTCGTGCTGATCGACGCTTTTCCCTATTTCACCGAACGAGAACTTTTAGAGCTCCGCATCCGCATGCTGGAACCGTATGTAGACGGTTTTTTGATTGCAGATGCGAATCGCACCCACCGTGGTGAGGAAAAACCGTTCACTTGCTTAGACACGATTCGAGAACTTGGACTTCCCAGAAGAAAAGAATCCAAGTTCTGCACGTTGAGCTCCCACCGGTAGAAGAGGTTGTGGATCCTTGGGTTAGGGAGCGAGGCCAGCGCGATGCGCTTGGAGTTGGCCTCCACATGATGCCAGACGATACTTTCTTTATTTGTTCGGACTGTGACGAGATCACAAACCCTGAGATTATTAAAAGAAGCCAAGCAGGCAGTTCTCGATAATCCAGACAAGATTGTGCGCCTGAGTATGTCCATGCATTACGGGCGTGCTGATCGGCAGCTTCAGTCTCCAGATGGTGAGTTTTTTAACTGGCGTTGCGGCACCGTTTGCACCGTGGGACAGCTCAAGAGTTTTGGGACTCTTTCTTCACTGCGTGCGTCAGACAATAATGTTTACGTTGGTGATCGTAACGCTGGTTGGCACTTTTCGTGGATGGGCGACGCTGGTCGCCGCAAAGCAAAGTTGAAGTCGTTTGCTCATTTTGAATGCGATACGCCTGCTGTTAACGAAATGTGTGATAACTTTGAACCTAAGCTGGGTTCTATCGATATGCTTGGGCGTCAGGATCACATTATTGCCGAGTACCCGATTGAGGATTTGCCTCAAGAAGTGTTTAAAATAGAGAGAGTCAAAAATTATCTGTTACCCGATGGCTAATAAAATGCCTGCGGAGCTTCTGGAGAAGTTCAAGCAAAAACGAGAAGAAACCAAGGCTCCCAGCGGTGAAGAAGCCAAAAACGAAAAGCGCAAAAGTGCTCGCGACAAAGCTCGTAAAGCTAAGGAAATGCGCAAAAAAGACTGAAGTGACTTTTAATGGCCTCTAGTACTGAAACCAGGACTCGATTTGAAGAGATCTTAGAGGCTTCGCGGACTCAAGATCGTTCTAGTCAGTCCGCAACGATGGTGGTGTTAAGCCACATCCAGCAGATGACCCTTTTAATGATTAAGAAGGGTGTCACTTTTTACTGCGATCAAGACACTTACAACAGCAGAACTTCTTTTTTACAAGATGTTATTGCGTTGAACAAGTTGGATATTCGTTTCCCGGCGATTATTCGAAATTTTTTGATTGATGGTTGTGGTCTGTTTTACTTCCGACCAGATCCAAAACTTAAATATCAGATCTATTTTTTTAATAAAAATCAGTATCGGGTTTACCACGACCTTAACGGCAACGTAGAAGAGGTTGTTATCCTCTACAGCTATAAAGTTAAGAACCGTTAATTTAGGTCTTCCGGGCTAACTCTTACGGACAAAACAAGCGTTATGTCCGTTTGACCATCACGGCAGACGAAATTAACGAAATCGAAAGTGATACTGAACTCAGTTTTGAGCTTGAGCCGGGTTCTGTACTGACTCCAACTAAAACTAGGCCGAATACACTCGGTTTTGTGCCTGCTGTAGAGGTTTTAAACAAGACCAAACGCTAGTGGGACTGAGGGTGAGGGTGAGTTTGACCCGTTTATGGAGCAAATCGTTGCTCCATGACCAGATTATTCGTAATGTTGCCAAGAATATTGAGTTTTTTGGCAATCCGACGTTAATTAGCTCTCGTCCACGTAGTGATCTTGTAGAGGCTAGCGACGCACAAGGCACGTTTAGGCCCACAATCAGTAGTCAGAGCGGTTTTGCGGGTGCTGACACGCCTTCGACGCGGGTTAGCGAGCCTTTTGGGGCTGGAATGGGCAGCGGGCTCCGTGTTCCACGGATTATTGCAAACGTCGAGCCTTCTGACCGTGTGGGTTACATGACCCCTGACCCTGTCAGTGGGGATATGAACCGTTACGCATTGTTGTTGCGTGAAGAAATTCGCACAGCGTTAGGTGGCGTCGACGAAATCTCTATTTCTGCGGGTGCTACCGCTACAGAGATCAAAGGTTTGATGGGTCGTGCTCAAGCCACGGCACTTCGCAAAAATAAAGGTTTCCTGACATACGGTTTTTGCCGTTTGTTGGAAATGATGATTTATCACCAGGAGGTTATTTTCCGTGAGTCGTTTATTGCGGCCATGGGCTTTAATGAGCCCAAAATTCCCACGGAACAAACTGAAGAAAGTGCTGAAAAATATCAAAACTCGATGCGTCGATTTAATAAAAAAGTCGACGAAGCGATGCGTGACGCCCTCGCCAAAAACAAAGTCCCGCGTGGCGTTGTGGGTTTACCTGAGGACGGCGACCGTGCTGTTGCTTACCGGTACCAAGGCGACGTCTATGAAGATACTGCATACGATGTGAATCAAAAATCCATCGTTGTTCGAAATCTTCAAGAACTAGGTGTAGACTCGATTGAAGCGCTGAAGTACTTATTCCCAGATAAAACAGATTCAGAAAGAGCCGAAATGTTGAAGGGATTTCCCTTCAGAATGGTTCAACAAACGCAAGCAGCGATGCAACAATTTCTGGTATTATTAAGCCAGATGTTGCAGTCTCCGCATCCCCTTGCGCCTGATCAACCACTAGCGGCTGATCCTAGACTGAATGTCACTCCGCTCCTTTATAGGACATTCGATCACCTTGCGGAAGAATTAACTTACTCGGGTAGCTATGAGCCAGCAGATCCAAGCTTCAACCCCGAGCCCGGTCTCCCCGGCGGCAGCCCCGGCGGTATCCAGCGACCAGGGCTCAACCGCCTACCCCCAGTGGGTGGCCCAAACAGCTACCCCGGCGGTAGCTTCGGTGCCTACAGCCCAACCGCCGTCGCAGGTGGCACCAGCTACGGCCCCTATTACCAACAACCCGTACAACCCGTCAACGTCTCCGTCCTCCCCCAACAATCCGTGGGAAGCAGCGATGGGGTCCTTGGAGCGGGTCCTGTCGAATATTCCGGCCCAGCAATCCCTCAGCCAGGCTCCACAGTATCCGAGCCAGGTTCAACAGCCGGTTACTCAACCAATCATTCAGCCTTCACAGGTCCAGCCTTGGGCTTACCAGGCACAGCAGGCAGCGCCGACCTCGTATACCAGCGCTTCACCGACCCAGACTTCCTCTCCGGCTTCTACGGCCCAGAGCGCAGGTCTGACGGACGTAAGCGCCGAGGTCGTTAAGCACTTTGGTATTGAAGCTCCTGGCATTCTGAATCATTACGCTTGTTCCTTGGAGGACCTGCTGATTGATCAGTCTCAGCGTATGGATGATCTGAACGCACGTGCAGGTGCGATGCAGACCATTCTGACTAACCCTGATCATCTGGCTGATTACACGGATCGCTTCTTCACCGAGGTTTACCCCGTGGATATCGATGGTTCCACGGCTCCTCAGCAAGTTGCTCAGCCCTACCAGCAGAACTACGATATGCCTGCTCCCCCTGTGAACGCAGGCGGTCAGCAAGTTTCTGCTAATCCTCAGCAGCAGTGGGAAGTGTTTGGTGAAGTGATGAACCG